AAAACAAAAACCGAATATATTTCAGTAGAAAAAAAAGTACTTCAATATGTTCCAAAATGGAAAACACGTATTAAAACTAAAATAAACATTGATACTTTTTTAACAAAAGTTGATACATCTGCTATTTTAAATGATTATTATTCTAAATATTATTATGAAGATACATTATCTTTAGATACATTAGGATATGTTTTAGTAAAAGATACTATTAGTAAAAATAAAATTACATCTCGTAATGTTAATTATAAATTATTAATTCCAAAAATTACAATTGAAAAAACTATTATTCTTAATAAAAGAGAATTTTATACTGGTTTTGGAGTAACAGGTAATTTAGATCAATTAAATTATATAGGTGTTGAAGGATTATATAGAACCAAGAAAAAACAAGCATTTGGTTTAGGTATTGGAGTTAATCAAAATCTTATTCCTGTAGTATCTGGCCGAATGTACTGGAAACTAGGAAAATGAGCCAAGATTTAAGAGAAATTATAAGACAGGAATACATTAAATGTGCAGCTGACCCTGCCCACTTTATGAAAAAATACTGTAATATTCAGCACCCACAACGTGGCCGTGTAATATTCAATTTATACCCATTCCAAGATAAAGTATTACATTTATGGAGAGATAATCCATATTCAATTGTATTAAAATCACGTCAGTTAGGTATATCAACATTAGCCGCAGGTTATTCTTTATGGTTAATGCTATTTCATAAAGATAAAAACGTGTTGTGTGTTGCAACTAAGCAAGAAACAGCTAAAAACATGGTAACGAAAGTTAAATTCATGTTTGATAATTTACCTTCATGGCTTAAAATACCAGCAGACGAACATAATAAATTAACATTAAGATTAAATAACGGATCTCAAATTAAAGCAACTTCAGCATCAAGTGATGCAGGTCGTTCAGAAGCCGTTTCTCTATTGATTGTCGATGAGGCAGCTTTCATTGAACAAATTGGTGAGATTTGGGCATCAGCTCAACAAACTTTAGCAACGGGTGGTGGTGCGATTGTATTATCTACTCCTTACGGTACAGGTAACTGGTTCCACCAAACGTGGATTAAAGCAGAAAATTCTGAAAATGACTTTTTACCTATTAAATTGCCTTGGTTTGTTCACCCTGAACGAAATGAAGAATGGAGAAAACGTCAAGACGAATTATTAGGAGATCCTAGATTAGCAGCACAAGAGTGTGATTGCGATTTTAGTACTTCAGGTGATATAGTATTCTATTCAGAATGGTTAGAATTTATCACACAAACAACAATAAAAGATCCTCTTGAAAGAAGAGGCGCTGACCAAAACTTTTGGGTATGGGAACCAGCAGACTATACAAGAGATTATATGGTAGTAGCTGACGTAGCCAGAGGTGATGGTAAAGATTTTTCAACTTGTCACGTAATCGATATTGCGACAAACGTACAAGTTGCAGAATATAAAGGACAATTACCTACTAAAGAATTTGGATATTTTCTAGTAGGTGTTGCTACCGAATATAATAATGCTCTACTTGTAGTTGAAAATGCTTCTATTGGTTGGGCAACTATTGATGCTGTAATTGAACGAGGTTATCGCAATTTATATCAATCACCAAAGTCAGATCAACTCACAGCAGAGTCGTATTTAAAGACATACGAGGGTTCATCCGATATGACCCCTGGATTTACAATGTCAATGCGTACTAGACCATTAATTGTCAATAAATTCCGAGAATTTGTTGGTGATCGTTCCGTGACAATTCGCTCGAAACGTTTAGTTGAAGAGATGAAAGTATTCGTATGGAAAAATGGTAGACCCGAAGCTCAAACAGGTTATAATGATGATTTAGTAATGCCCTTTGGTATTGCTATGTATTTAAGAGATACATCTTTAAAATTCCAACAACAATCTCACGACATGACTCGAGCTACGCTTGGAAATATGAGTAAGAGTACGTATGTTGGTGCTTATAATCCAAATCAAGTAAAAAATCCATATACCATTCAAACAGATAAGGGAACGGAGGACATTAGTTGGATTTTGTAAATATTTATAGTATATAATAAAACATAAAAATGGCTGATAAAAGTTTATTTACCCGATTACAACGCCTGTTTTCAACAGACGTTATCATTCGTAATCAAGGAGGTAACGAATTAAAAGTAATGGATGTTGATTCAATTCAACGTTCAGGCGATATTGCTACTAACTCATTAATGGATAGGTATAATCGTTTGTATTCTCCTGCCTCTACCTCATTATTAGGTTCTCAAATTGGTTTAAACTGGCAATACTTACGTACTACGGTCTATTCAGACTATGATAATATGGATTATGATGCTATTGTTGCTTCTGCTCTTGATATTATTTCAGATGAATCTACATTAAAAAATGATTTAGGAGAGGTATTACAAATTAGATCAAATAATGAAGATATTCAACAAGTATTATACAACTTATTTTATGATGTATTAAACATTGAATTTAATTTATGGAGTTGGATTCGCCAAATGTGTAAATATGGTGACTTTTTCTTAAAATTAGAAATTGCTGAAAAATATGGTGTTTATAATGTAATCCCATATACTGCATATCATATTGAAAGACAAGAAAACTATGATAAAGAACATCCAAATGCTGTAAGGTTTAGGTATTCACCAGAAGGTATTTTTGCTGGTGGTTCAGGTTATTATGGTTCCCCTACTTTAGGTTCATTTAATGAAAACCAACCAGGTATTTATTTTGATAATTATGAAATGGCTCACTTTAGATTGTTAACAGATGTTAACTATTTACCTTATGGTCGTTCATATTTGGAACCAGCTCGTCGTATCTTTAAACAATATGTGTTAATGGAAGATGCTATGTTAATTCATAGAATCTCACGTAGCCCTGATCGTCGTACTTTTTATATTAACGTAGGTTCAATTCCACCAAACGAGGTTGAAAACTTCATGCAGAAGACAATTTCAACTATGAAGCGTACTCCATTAATAGATAACCAAACTGGTGAATATAACTTAAAGTATAACATGCAAAACTTATTGGAAGATTTTTATATCCCAATTCGTGGAAATGATACTACAACCAAAATTGAAACCCAACCAGGTTTAAATTACGATGGTATCCAAGATGTTACTTACTTACGTGATAAATTATTCGCAGCTCTTAAAGTGCCTAAAGCATTTATGGGTTATGAAAAAGATTTAACAGGTAAAGCAACATTAGCCGCTGAAGATATTAGATTTGCTCGTACAATTGATCGTATCCAGCGTATTACATTATCTGAATTATATAAAATTGCATTAGTACATTTATATTCACAAGGTTATACAGGTGAGGAATTAACTAACTTTGAGTTAGATTTAACTACTCCATCTATTATCTACGATCAGGAAAAAATTGCGTTATTAACTCAAAAGGTTGATTTAGCTCAAAAGATCATGGAAGCTAAATTATTACCTACCGATTGGATTTATGATAATGTATTCCATTTCAGTCAAGATCAATTTGATGAATATAGAAACTTATTAGCTGAAGATCAAAAACGAACATTCCGCTATAATCAATTAATGGAAGAAGGTAATGATCCTAAAGTAACAGGTAAATCATACGGTACACCTCACGATTTAGCTTCATTATATGGTAAAGGTAGAATGTTTGACCAACCTGAAAATGTACCTGTAGGATATGGTAGTGATTTAGAATTAGGTCGCCCTGAAGAAAAATCAACAGATCGTAATACTCAAGATGATAATTTCGGAAAAGACAGATTAGGTGCTAAAGGTATGAAGAATGATGATAACGAATCGGATTCAATTCGTCCTAATTATAAAGGTGGTTCGCCATTAGCTTTAGAAGCAAAACAAATATATCTTAAAAATAAATCTTTAATTGAAGGTTTAGTTAAAAGGGTATCACTTGAAACACCTAAAGTTGAAGAATCGCTATTAGACGAAAAACAAATCAGAGAATAAAAATCCTTATATATTTATAACAAAACCCCGAGAATGAATATAAAACATTCCAAGTATAAAAATACAGGAATTCTGTTTGAATTATTGGTAAGACAAATTACCGCTGATACATTATCAGGTAATGATTCAAAAGCAACTGGTATCCTTAAAAAATACTTTGTAAGAACGGAATTAGGTAGAGAATACAAATTATATGAAACTTTATCTAAACATAAAAATTTAACTGAAGGTAAGGCAGAAGTAGTAATTAATTCTGTTGTTGAGTCATCTAAAAACCTTAACAGAGGTGCATTAAAGAGACAAAAATATAATTTAATTCAAGAAATCTCTAAATATTATAGTTTAGATGAATTTTTTAATACTAAATTGCCAAGCTATAAAGTACACGCCGCACTATATACTCTATTAGAGATATATAACAGCGAAAATTTATCTAA